TCTTCCAGAAGTACTGATTGTTATATTTTGTACCATACTGTACGTGTACTTTCTTTAAGTTAGGAATTTCTCTAACTTTGTTAAGTACCATAATTGGATTAGCACCAGACGCATCAAACGTTGGAGAATTTTCACCTTCATCATATCTAAATTCAATACGATATACAGAATAACGATCTGTTTTGGTTGCTATATCTTCTGAACGAGCAAATGGTGTATCATTGTCATCAAATGGTGATGTGTCAAACAAGTCATCTCGTTTCCAACCTGACTCTTCGCCATCGCCTGGGTTTCTGTTAATAAAGATAATTGTTCTGTTACGTAGATCAGTAACTTCATCAATGCCGTCATACTTGTCTAAGAATGGTCTTACCTGTTGATTATTAACTTCATCAAATCTTAATTCTGTAACTAAATCAACTTTGGACACAGTGTCCATGTTTAGGAAAAAGTTTTGTTCTGTATCTAGTGGAACATTAAATTGAATAACACCGTTGTCGTCACCGTTGTTGGTAACACCTAATACTTCTCTACTTGACTGATTAGGCTGTCCAGAAACTAAACCGTTAGCACCTGGATTTGATTGAATCCAAAATGGGTTACCTGTTTGTTGAACATTAAATTTGTAGTTTCCGCCTCGGACAACAGTGATAGTTGGATTTTCACCCTCAACACCACTTAGATTGTAATCAAACTCGTTTCTAGTGACATCATATTCGTCACTGGTAGATATTTCAGTAGCGCCTACGTCAACCGAATTAGGACCTTGTGGTAACCAGTAGTACTGACTAAAGTTAACGAACTTATCGTAGTCTACAAATGGATCCCATGAATAGTATGCTGAATCAAATAGTCTATCATGTTTACTAGTATTAGCACCTGATCTTCCTAATGCATCTACAATACCTGGATATGTTAAAAAGTCTTGAGTTTCTTGTGAATCTTTTTTCTTGTAGGTAATTGCTGGTTCTAACTGATAGGCCGCACGTTCTTGGTCTGGTTCTAATACATAACTATCTGTACCAACAACACCTTGTCCAGTTCTACGACCAATAAAACCTTCTACACGTCTTAGCTGTGGACGTTGTACGAGTTGATCTAGTGTAGCATTCAGAAACTTTTGATTGGTTTCTGTTTGAAATATTTCAGGTAATAGATCTAATGTTCTAGTAAATCTTGCCATTGTTTATCCTAATTCTTTTTAAGTGCACCGGCTGTTAGTGCATCAATAACTTCAATGTCACTAACTAAGGCCGCGTTAACAAATATTTCGTTTGGTGCACAACGAATTTCATATAAGTCACCAAATGTTTTTGTTGGGTCTGTTGGTACAATAACCACACTTGAAACAATATCACCTAGTTCTTCGTGTAGGTATGCTGATAACTCTGAGAAGTAGAATGTATCACCAAAGTCCCATTTATCAATTGTAAAGTATTCATTCAGTGATTGTACCACTCGTGATTTAATTTCACCAGTTGATACTACAATACCTGATTGTTTAATAACTTTAATTTTTCCTTGTAATTCTAAACTTGCTTTTTCACCAAACAACGGTTTGAATGTCACCGAGTTAATAATTAACCCATCGCTGGCCATTTTATAATCTTCTAATGAGTTATAAGCCAATGTTAATTCATCAATGGTGGGTTGACTTGGTTTAGCAACTTTGCCTGTTGAATCTTTGATCCAATTTGTATAGTTTGTATAGTATGTGTTAGTTACAAGATACAAATCAATAATGTTAGTCAATGCAGGGTCAATTCTGCGTGTGTTAGGTGAATTATGTTTGTATTGGAAATACAAATCTTGTCTGCCCACTGCTACACGATAGTCTGTTGTTTCTGATAATGTATATTCGCTACCTGTGACTGATAACTTATAGAATTTCTTATCTGTATAAGCATAGAATACCTGACCTTGTAAGTACTCTTTTTTCTTAAGTTCAATTGCATCCAAGTCAGCATATAAAATATTAATTATATTGCCGGCTAGTGGAACCCATCTTTCTAAATTATCAAAGTCTGTTTGTCGTTCAAAGAAAACGTATTTTGTTGTTGGACTCACTATTGGATCTACTACGTCCTTAAAGATATCTGGATTATCTGCAACACCGTCTTGGTCTTTGTCTGAGAAACTTACTAGAACTTTAAAGTTATCTACAAATCCATCAGTCTCAACTTCCTGACCAACAATGTCAAGCCTAACATCTGTGGTTAAGTTTTCGTTAGCATCTGGTTTAGTGTTTGTTTTTAATACTACAACATTGTCTGTAACTGTTTTACCTGTTTTAGGATCATACACTTTTGCATTTGAATCAAATATAAATCTATTTTCTACCACTGAAGCAAAGTAATACGCTAAGTTACGATACTTAATAGTGTATATTTCACCGTCTGTAGTAAACTGTATTAGCCATGATGCATCACGATTTAAACCATCTACATTTTTAGCATAACTAGAATCATATTCTGCATTTTCATTTAGGTTATCAGTTGAAATAATATACCATTCACTAGATTCTTCGTCGTAGCCAATACCAAAGTCTCTATAGACTTCAATTTGGTCAATAATTTTATTTTCAAATGTAACTGTTAGGTCTGTAGTAAACTTAGGAATAACTTCTGTTGGAATACAACCGTTAGGTAGATATTCGTTAAACGAAATAGGACCTGTGCCATCACTTAAATTACCTTGACCAAAGTTAGTGCCGTCTAACACCAGATTAGTTACAGTTGCCCATATTGCTAGTTTTTCGTTTGCCTTTGTTGGTACACCTGACTGTAATCTGTTGTTAGCATCAAAGTATTGATTTGCTGGTGGTTCAAATTTAACTAATGCACCTTCTTGAATATATTTTGTATTATTTGAAGTTAGTGCAACACTTACTGCACCCCCACTAGAGTCATCTTTAAAGTAACCTGTTGTTTGATTAACAATAGCAGTTGATTGGTTCCAGTTAATACCTGATAAACTAATCCTATCATACTTGTCATAATAAAAATGTGTCAATGCTCTTGATTTAAGAATTGGTTCTACAGTGTTCTGAATTACGTCAGCGATATCGTTTGTGTCTACAAAACTAAATGTTTTTGTTGGATCTGTAAATGTTCTGTACAACATACCATCACTGGCAAATGCTGTTGTTGATGAATACTTGCCTGTTGGGTCTAATAAGTCTAACTGACGATTAATACCAACACCTGTTCTCGACAAGGCTTTTGATTTTAAAATACTTGTAAATCTTGTAAACGGAAAGTTATTATAATCTTCACCGTTGACCATTCTGTTCTGGGTGTAGAATGCCGCAGGTGCACGTTCTTTAATCTCTGCAATATTTTCTCTTGCTTTAGAGTTTGAAACTGCTGTCTGCAATGAAACTGTTAATGTTAGAGTTTCAACTCTACCGTTACGGCTTACATAGTTAATCGGCACTTGTACGTTTTGTATTTCATCAGGATTAATCACATATTCAAGACCGTTAGATGCTCTAACATAACTCCTATAATCACCTAACGGGATTTTAGAGAATGTGCCATCTCCAAATTGTAATTGAACTTGATCATTTGTTCTTGTGTTGACTTGATATACTTCACGTTCACTAGTACTTGCTGTTTCATCAATTGCAAAAATATTATCGACTTCACGCCACTCTGTTAATGCGTTACCTTGTTGAGTTAATTCAAATAACCACACATCATCTTGATTAATGCCTTCAATGTTTAAGTTAACAACTCTGTTTGAAATACGATCAACTAAAGTAAAGTCTTGATTAGTTAATGTTCCTTGTTTGAACATAAAAAAGTAACCAGTGTTTGCTGAACCATATCCTAGTTTGTCGTTTTTATAAATTACATTAAGTGCACCACCTGGTTGTGGACTTTGTTCATAGACATACGTTTTGTTTACTGACGTACCTGATACTATTTCAAAATCCATTGCCAATCCGTCAACATCACTTTGGAAACTAGCAATAGGCATAGTGTTTGGTGTTGTATTAATTTGATATTCATCTGTAGTAACACCAAGAATCATTTTTGAATTACCTGGGCGGCCAAAACGCTGACTATCAATCATTGAGGCATTCATAATTGCGTTAAACTGTTCTAGCCAGTCTGGGTTAGAAACATCGTTCCAATTAATGGTAAGTCCAGACAAGTTAAAGTTGTTGTAGTCTAAGACTGATTCTGTCGTTGACACTGCTGTTACTTTTAAGAAACCACTACCATTTAAGTTTCTTTTAGGAGTGTAACCCACTAACTTGGCTAATTTAGTTACTGAGTCTCTACGCTCTGCTGTGTCTAAAAAGTTTTCACGAGTGTTTAAGTCGTTACGGAAAGCAAGACCTTGACCCATAAATGCCATTAAGTCTAGCAGTGCAACGAACTCACTTGATTCTGTGTAGTCGTTAAATGTTTCTGGATAGTATAAACGTAAGTAGTCAACCATTGACTTACGTAGAGTTTCAAAGTCGTAACTTTGGAAGTCTGCCTCTTTGTAAGTGCGGTATAACTTCTTCCAATCTTCCGCCCCAAAAATAGCGGTTTGTCGTGTAGTCTTAGCCATAGATACCTATAATCCTTTTTGTTATAAGTATTTATCACTTTAGTTAAGTGGGTATATTATACGTAGTCGGCTGTGAGGTTTTCTGTATCGAGGAATAGTTTAAGCATCTGAGATTCGTTTGACATCACTGTCTTAACTGAGATTTCACAGAGTAAACCATTGTTTTGTGTAAAAAATAATATTTCTTCAACTTTAACTCTTGGGTCACGTTCTATAGATTTACGCATTTCGTTATCGAGTTGATTCAGTGTTCTATCATCTATAGTTTCGTATAGATAGTCCCATAGTGCAGTACCAATGTTAGGTCTGCCTGGTATAGTGCCTTGTCTAATTAAAAGACTGTTTAGTAAATCTCTTTTAACTAATTCAAAGTCTTCTAAGCGAAACTTTTTGTTTCTGCCAATTGAACTGTATCCGTAGAATCTTGCCATAGTATATTATTTATCTTGTATGTTTTGGCGGTATTGCACGTGAGTCAGCAATAATTTGACTAACATTATTGTCTAGTGTTTCTCTATCTGTAGTACCTGCATACGCACCTGGGTTACTATAACTCTTGTTTAGACTTGTTAATTTTGTGTCAACTAAGTTAACTGAATATTTGCCATTACGTGCAGTTTGTTCAATACCTGAATTAATTAAAGAGTTGCCGCCTGTGCCTTTAGCCCAATTAGCAACATTGTTTGCACCATATGCTGAACTCGCATTTAATATACCACCAAGATCTTCTGCTGATTCTGTTCCTGTTACTACACCTTTGGCTTTTAATGAACTTAAACTAGTTGATAAAATATCTTGCTGTGCTAGTGTTTGTGCGTTTTTATCATTTAAAAATCCAGTTAAGTTATTAGTACTGCCTCTGCCTGTCCATACGTTTGGATTTTTAAGCACTGACTCTAACTGAGTTGTTTGACTACCAAAGCCGTCTGTAACTGTTGAACTTGGATCTGTGATATATTTGCTAACTGTACCTGGTTTTAAGTATCCTGATGATTCTAATTGTTCTGGTGAAATACCATACTTGCCAATACCTTTGTCTACAGATACATCAGTAAAGTTTTGACCAACATC